TCGCCGCCAAGCTCCTCTTCGTCGCCAAACTCTAAGCCGCCACCGGCTCCCATTCCGCCACCTTCTTCTCCCTCGGCTGCGCCAGCAGCTTCTTCTTCCGCTGCCGCTTCAAGGGCCGCTTCGTGCTTCTTATCAAAGAACATCTCGCGAAGATTCTGAAGGTGTTCCTCGTCAGAAAGACTAAAGATCTTCTTAGCAATCCAACGCTTACTGAAATATCCCTCAGTCGCTCCACTAGCTACTTCAAACTTTGTACTCCAGTGCTCAAGTTCTTGAAGCTCCGCAATGCGGGACGGGTTATTTAATTTAAGTCTAAACGAAACCAAATCATCGCCACGATATCCTAGTGTGTATAAATGAATAACGCCAACCTTTTCTATTTCAGAAAGAATCGCTCGTTGCATTCGTTGAATTGTTCTTGCAAAACGAATATCCTTTTGTGCCAAGGTGGCCTTATCCTCATCTGCCCCTTCACCCCTAGAAAGGTAAGACATGGGTACCTTTAACGCCGAAAACAATTTATCTCGCAGATACTTTACATCATCAATATCACCAGTATATGTTCCTCCAGGGAGACTTTCAATCCTAGATGACGCACCGCCGCGCATAGGAACAAAATAATCTTCGTCAACGCTCATAGGATTATAGCGTAAGTCAACACGACCAGTATCAGGATCAACAACCTGCGCTCGTTTCATTTGCGTCATGACTTTTTGCATGTACTGCTCAATATCATTGGGCGCAATGTTCCCGACATCAATATAAAAAACTCTTCTTTCTGGGGAGCGGACAATGCGATAAGCCATCATAGCATCTTCCAACAAAGTAAGTTGCCTCCAGATGCGACGAGCGGGCTCTAAAGCTGATGTTCCATAAGGAGAGTATTTATCATTGCCGAGAATTCTAAAATGTGCTACCTGCCAGTTCTCAAAAGTTAAACCACCCGAATTCCATTGAAACTGAACATAATTTGGATTCGTCTTGTCCTCGCCTTCTAACCTTTCAAGTTCATGAGGTGGCAGACCGATAGCATTTTTAATCCCGTCTGTCTCATCAATGTCCAAGTACAAGAAAAAATCCCCATACTTGCACATAGTCCGACACCAACCAAACAAATTAAATTCAATATTCAAAATATTGTGATATAAGGTTTTTAAAATTGTTTTAATTTCACCGTTTGGACAATCAATCGTCATCATCGGTGACAAAGAAGTAGAGGTTGTCATTTCATCGGCGTAAATATCTAGAGCAGAAGCAATTTCTGGAGTGTATTCCATCTGGTCGAAATCAGAATAGCGCTCACCGCGATTCTGCGCAGTCATATGAGCGCTTGATAAGTTCTCAAAAGGATTGTACTGGGTCTTTTTAAATTGCTGGCCGGTCGTAGAAGTAAATCTATATTTATCAAGCTGACGGCGACGAGTTGAGCGGGGCGTCTGGGTTCTATAATTTACAATGGGGCCAGAAAATAGCCGAGTGAGCCTCTTAAAAAGTTGTGATTCAGGATTTCTGGGATTGTTTTCATTTTCTGCCATTATAATTTATCCTTTTCACTTCAAGAGCCAACCGAATTCTTTTCTTTCTTCAATTGCTTTTCTTTGCACGGCTCTCTTGTGCCCCGTCATGCCGGGGATAGTTGTATCTAACATTGTAGACGATTTTGTCATAGAATTTAAGATAACCTTTTTATATTCTGAATCTCTCTGATTAACAACTAAAGCGGTGTCGCGCACCCAACAAGCAATTGCCAAACTCATAACCAAATCATCATTGTATGAGCGCATTGCTTCGGGCTTGCCATTGTTCCAAATAAAAGTTTTCATCTCATTTAAGGATCTAGAAGAGCGTAATGTAATTAGTTTATTTCTAATGAATTCCTCTAATTTCGCGACAATCAGGGGGCGAGTTTTCATCGATGTTGTAAAGCCCGGTACAGAATTGCTGCGATGCTCGGCTTGATACGAATCAATATATTCATGAGTGGCTTTGATTGAATGATAAAGGTTGGGGTATTGAAGCTCCATTAATTTTTCCAATACTGCGAAACCGATATTGTTATTTTCCACAACAAGCATGCAATCTCCATATTCTCTGCCCGTTGTATTAAGCAAATTTGCATACATGTCCAGGTTAGCTTTTCCCTGATACTCTGCTACTTGGTGTAGAGTGTGTAAATCAATCACATGAAAAGCAGAAAAGTCTTTTCCGTCGCCACGCGCAACATCCGCTACCAACAAATAAGAGTGTTCAGGATTGCAGGTTTCCCATATCCACAAGTTCCTATCAAAGCCGGTTCTGTATTGAGGTTCCAAGATGTCTTCATCTTCAATCCTTGACAAATCCTCAGGGTTCAGCACTGTTTCGCCAGACATATTAAAGCTGCACTCAAGCTCTTGGGCAATCTCGCGTTTGGACATATTTCTCGTTTCTTTCTCAAACCATTCCAAGTCCCGGTCGGGGTGTGCATCCCATGGCAAAGTTGTTGGATGAAAATCATTCATACCAGCGTCCGCATCCACGAATGTTTGATGAAACCAGTTGCCAACACCATTAGGCGTGGACAACGCGATGCAACGACCGCCAGTTGATAGTGTGGGATATAAGCCGGTCCACAACTCTTCCAGCCCATCAACATGCGCGGCTTCGTCAATAACAAGCAACGACAACGCCTCAGAACGACCAGCATCAGCACTGGTTGAAGATGCTTTAATTTGCGAGCCGTTTGATAATTCGAACGAAGTCCTGTTATCCACAACAATAGGCGCGACCATCAACCACGGTGGGAGATGCTTGATTATGTGCTTAACTTTTTTAACAAGATTTGTGGCAGTACCAAACTTGGTCGCCATCACAAGAATATTTTTGTCGCGATGAAACATCATCATCCAGACAACGTAGGCGGCAGAAATCGTAGAAATACCCAACTGACGCGCCTTAAGAATTACATTAAACCTGTGGTCGTTGAAGCTTCTTATAAGGTCTTCTTGAAAATCATAGGTCCGAAAAGGAATCAACCCCCGAAGTGGGTGAGAAATCTTCGCATAATTATTAATAAAATAAACAGGATCCTTGCCAGACTTGACAATCTCTTTTATAATTTCCTGTTTCGTTAATTGATAGCTCATTCTCTGCTTTTGTTAATTTCATTTTCTAGGTTCTTCATCTCTTTTACCGGAAACGTTTTCTGGCTTTTTGGTTTTCGGAAATTTATCTTTCCCAATCGCCAACCAATTTTTAATTGCGTCATCTAAGCGGTCTTCACTTTCTTCTTGGACTGTCCCCGTACTATCATCCATGCCGCCAACCTTAAAGTGTTGTTTCGCCTGCACCCAAGAGCGAACTCGGGATGTGCTTTGCACTATTATGTCAGGGTCATCTACAGAGGTCAGTGACAACGATTCTCCAGTGACAGATTTATATTGCTTCTTTAAGAATCCAGCACATTTCTTCAATAGAGACTCTATGTCTGTTTCAAAGCTACTGTCATGAACTTCTTTAAGTTTCATCTCACTGTGATATTTCAAACAGAGGTGGTCACCGTACATAACAACTGAAAATCCATCAATCAGCCGCCTGTCATGAATGCTTACCTCTTCCTCTCTTCGGAGAAAACCAGTCTTAAGCGGCTCTCCTTTCTCATCCAACGCGCCGTCGTGTGTATTCGCCATAGCTTGTGAGATTCCATTTACAATTTCAAGTGTTGTTGCCATTATTGGGCCTCCATCCTGTTTTCCATCTTTCTTCCCTGCCGTCAATATATTGGATGTAACATTCGTAACAACATTCAAATTTATTCATATAAACATCATCCTTCATGTCAAAAGAATATACGCTACAGACAGGACACTCTCTTCTCGTTTCTTTATTAAGTAGTTTCTTTGATATGAAAAACCCGCCGTTATCCACCTTATCTGTCTTCTCCGCTACGGCTTGTTTTCTCTCAGAAAGTTTTCTAATTTCTTCAAGATACTTCTGTTCTTTTTCGTCATCCCAATCGGCGCGAGGGTGAGCTACTGCATCGGAACCATATTTCTCTTTTATAGCTTTCTCTATCGCCGCGATACGATTTAAATCTTTATCCACTTTGTCCCATTACTTTATTAATGTCTGCGGTTACCACGCCTAAAACTTTGGCCTCATACCGTTCATGGCAGCCCATTTCTTCATGATTCGCCGTATATACGCCATCAACCTTATGGTCATAATCCCATTGACGAGATCTGTTTTCCAAATCGTCGGCAACTGAAGAGCCTACCGAAGCCGCGATGCAGGGAGAAGTAGGCGACAAAGTATAGTCATCACCCGCCCTATTTGTAAAAAGCGGGTCTGTCTCAAGGTCGCCTGTACCAGCACCACCATAATAGTTTGTGGTATGTCCATAAGAATCATTATAAGAATGGGTTGCCGCTCGTATCCCACCAACAGAAATGTTAGAGTTTCCATAAACGATACAATAGCGCACTGTTCCACCTGTGGCTTTTATTGAATAAGCCGCTCCACCATCAGCACCACAATTGTCCAACGTGCAATGCTCAACAAGACCCGCGCCTGTGGCGCTTATACCTATATCTGCAATATTATAAATCAAGCAATTTCTCACTGTTATCGCCTGAGTGGCTCCGTGGATCCCATTCCCGCCAGCTACAGTAATATCATAAATCTTGCATCTCTCAACAATGCTGCCCGTCTTAAGTCGGTAAATTGCACCCCTTCCCGAGACTCCTCCAATGTCGTGAATCACACAGTCACGAACATAAAAAACCCTATTAGACCCCTGCCCCGATATCGCATAGTCATCAAATTCTCTGATTTCAAGCCCAGATATTATCCACCCTGTATACGCCTCAATGCCTATCGCCAAAGCCTGGGAGTTTCCATCCAGTATGGGAGAATATCCTGTACCCGCCCGTATTGTTATGTCAGCTCTAACTGGCGATGTGGTGCGAAGAACTTCCTCTGTGTAGGTTGAACTATCTTGTATTTCTATAATATCACTAACGGCAAGAGAGGCAGAATTGACTGCCGCATTGATTGTCGTGAAGTCACCCGACCCATCAGCCTTAACAACATGTGTAGTCATATTATGTTATCTCCACCCAAGTCGGATC